ATATTGCCGTACCAAGTCGTGCCTCCGTTCGGGGTGAAGAAAACCCAAACATCGACGGCGTTCGCCGTGGTTGTACGAGACAGGGCTGCTGCCCCGCCGGGGAAAACAAAACTACCGCCGGCCCAAGCCACAGTTCTACCGGCAGTGCCGTCGTTCGTCAAGATCAACGTGAACGAAGACGAGCCAGTAGCGATGGGGTTGGACAGCGTGAATGTGCAGTTGCCGGTCAGCGTGGCTGTAAACACATTGGCGTTTAACAGATTGATGGTCGTGGCCGTCCCGGTGTTACCCAGGGCAGAGACCGTATCCGCGTAGGCCACCGGGCGGGTAAAGCCTGCGGAAGTGATCCGCAGTTCCTCAACACCGTTTACAGCAAAGGCCAGTTCGTTTGCCGCCGGGAAGAAAATGCCGGTGTCAAGGTCATCAGACTTGGTGATGACCGGGGCTGCTGCCGTCCCTGCGGACGATGCGGCGATCTGACCCCCCGACGTAATCCGTGCGCGTTCGGTGGCGTTGGTGTAGAACGTAAGAGGTATTGCTGTGGACGTTGCCACTCGAATTTCAGAAGAAGAACCTAATGTATAACCGACTAACGTGTTATTTGACTTGTAAGAATAAACAGAATCTGTTGAACCGTTAAGTTCAATCAAACCTCTACCTGAACCCGCCAAAGCACTTGCCGACGTTGTTCCAACCAACAAATCCCCACCAGACGTAATCCGTGCGCGTTCGACTGGGCTGCTACCGGCAGTTGTTGAAAATCTTATGCTTCCAGTTTTGGCGGTAGTGTCATCTGCAACCCCGGCTACATAAGCATAATCATGCTCTGCACTAGCGTTGCTTACCCCTCGGAAAACCAGTGTCGTACCAGAGCCATTTCCAGTTCCAGCATTACGCATCGCCAAAGTTGCTGCGACTGACCCAGAAACAGTTGTAGTGGCTGTGATGCCGCCGTTATTGGTTACAACTGTCGTTCCACCTACGGCAAGCGAGCCGTTAGCATCCAGTGTCATCGCCTGCGTGAGTGTCTGAGATGCACCCGCACCCGAACTGTTGCTTACCGTCGATACATAGAATGCGTGCGTGCCTTGGTATTGCCTATAGCGCGTGGCGTACCCATTACCGATAAACCTGTCAGCAAACGAAGAATCAATGTAAGAGTTCTGCCCGATAAAAATGCGGTCATTGTTGTATTGGAATACAGCACCACCGCCATTTTGGAATGCTTGACTTCCCGCACCCCATGCACTCGGCGTCACCCCCAGACCGAGGTTGCCGGAGGAGTCGAGCCTTGCCGCTTCTACCGCATTTGTCACAAAAATCATGGGATTCGCGGATTCAGTCGCAAATACCAACGACCCTGTTTGCGCGGTCAGCGCATTACCACCACGAGGCGCGTTTGCCCCAGAACCAAACAGAAGGTAATTGGCGGCGTTCGTGCTGTCGGTGACCCTAAACTGACCTTTGGTGTTCAGCGTCGTCCCATCAAACGTCAGCGCACTCCCCGTGGTCAGCGCACTTGTAGACGAGGCATAGACAACACCGTTTGCGGTGAAAGAAGTAAGGCCCGTGCCGCCGTTCGTGGTGGCGAGGGTTCCGCCAAGGGTGACTGCGCCGGAAGTGGCTGTTGAGGGAGTGAAGCCCGTCGTGCCTGCGCTGAAGGTCGTTACCGCCACACCAGACAGGGTGCTCCACTGAGGAGCCGTTCCCGTCGAGGTCAGAACTTGACCGTTGGTGCCGATGCCCAACTTGCTCAGTGCGGTAGAGCCCGTGGCGTACAGCAGGTCACCTGTGGTGTAGGAAGACTGCCCCGTTCCGCCGTTGGCGGCGACCAGAGTGCCCGCGACCGTGATCGCACCGGCTGTGGCCGAGTTGGGTGTCAGACCCGTGGTGCCGAAACTCAGCGTGGTTACACCGTCCGCCGTGCTAGAAGCCACCTTCACGAAGTCCGAGCCGTCCCAGGCGATCAACGCCCTTTCACCCGAAACCATCGTCACGCCCGTGGTCGGGCCTGCACCCACCACCTTGACGCTTTGACTGGTCGAGGTCGAGTTCAGGACCAAGTAGGCTTTGCTTGCCGCAGGAACCGTGATCGTCAGCAGACCTGCCGGGTTACCCGTGCAGTTGATGATCTGGTACTGAGATGAGCCCGTTGAGCCTGAGCCGGCCTGAGTCAGTGACGACGCGGTGGTCTTGCTCAGGGTGACTGCCGTCTGGCTTCCGCTGATGGTCTGAGCACCGGCTACCGCAGCATCAAGATACTGCGTGATGTAGTCGTTTACCGTGTCGCCCCAGGTACCGGACAGTTCGCCCGTGACAGGCAGAGCCAGACCAAGGAGGGAGGTGTATGAGGTGGGCATCTAATGCTCCTATTCCGTGTTTACCAGATTCCAACCGGGAGTTTGGGCGTTCCCAATCTCTTGCCAATTTGCGTTTTGCGAGTCGTCGATCAGGCTCCAGTAGAACACCCCGAAGTTTCCGACATTACCCATCGCCTGACAACCGGTAACTGCCACTAGACGCTCGCCCACGCTGACACTGCCAACTGCGCCCGAAGCCGCGACACCAGTCAGTGCCACAATCTTATTGAAGATGACATCACCAGGGGCGCCGGAGGCCGAAACCCCACTTAGCGCAACCGTGACGCTCTTGCCGACATCGCCAACCTGACCAATCGCAACTACACCGTCTTCGGTTGGGCTATTGGTTTCCGTAACTGTTCCGACTGCGCCGTCCGCAGAAACGCCAGTGATTGCCTGGGTCGGCGTTGCAGTTGCGGTTCCCGCGATGCCTTCAGCGGAAACGCCCGTTAGTGCCACCGTCCGCGAAGTCCCGTCAATTGAGCCAACCTCACCGGAAGCAGTGACGCCGGAAGCCTCAATCTGTATCCCGCCAACGACAGAACCAATCTCGCCCCGGGCTTCATCGCCAGAAAGGGTGAACTCGTGCGGGCCGACGCCCATCGTGCCCACAGAACCAAAGGCAACAACGCCGTCTTCCGTGGGGGTGTTGGTTTCGGTTACATCACCAACCTGACCTGAAGCACTGACACCCGTGAGCGCAACCGTGCGCTCGCCCATTGAGATGGTGCCAACCGCGCCGTCTGCCTGAACACCTGTAATGTCGGCAGATTGAACAATTTCGGCGGTCATGGTGCCTACAGCACCAGACGCAACAACTCCACTGATTGCTACAGTGCGGGAGTTACCAACCGTGCCCGCATAACCATCCGCATGAAGACCAGAAATCAGCGGGAACGGGAATGGGTCAACGTCGTCTAAGACGCCTTCGGCTGTGACACCTGTAAGCGCAAGTGCAGTTTCAGGAGTTGCCGTTCCCACCAAGCCATCAGCCGTTGCTCCAGTAAGGGCAACATCCTGAGACTGAACAACACTGCCAACCGCTCCAGCAGCAGATACCCCTGTCAGGGCGACAGAGGTTGTGGGCGAAGCGGTACCAACAAAGCCGTTGGCAAGAACGCTGTCTTCTGCGGGGCTGTTGGTTTCGGTTACGTCGCCAACATTTCCAGACGCAGCAACGCCCGTGAGCGCAAGATTGCGCCCATTGATGGCGATGGTCCCCGGAGCCCCGGTGGCAGCAACGCCTGTCAGGGCGACAGTTAAATTCGCCCCTACTGTGCCAACGGCACCCTGAGCGTCGTCACCTGTTAGGGTTTCACCAAGTCCACCCCAAGTGCCGCTGCTCCAGGTGCCGCTGCCCCATCCGGTAGGCACCTTCCGACTCCTTTAACAGAGTCGGTTTAGGTCGTTGCCAGACGCAGCAGAGCAGTCGAAGTGGTGTTCGAAGGCATCGTCAGGGTGAACGTACCTGCGGTCACGGTCTGTGAACCAAAGGTGTGCACGCTGACAGCCTTGTTGCTCTGGGTAGAGTTGTAGATCAACACCGCATCGAACGCCGTGGACAGCGTGACGTTGGTATAGGTCAGACTGGCCGAAGGCGTCCAATAACCCGTACCGGCCGTGGTCGAGGTATTGCTCGACAACGGAGCCGTCGCATTGGTAACCGTCACACCGCCTGCGGTGTAGTTCGTACCAGTCACTTCGCCCGTGCTGCTGTACGCCGTGGTGCTTGCGTTGACCGTGGCCGAAGCCAGATACAGCGCAGCCTTAAACGTATCGGCAGTGCCGGTGCCGCGAGTGGGGGCGGTACCAAAGTTATGGGTAGCGGTCAGCACTTCGCCAAGAAACGACGTGCACATCGACTGAGTATTTGCCATTTCAGGCTCCTTTCGTTAACCAAACGACGCGGCTTCCGCGCCTGCAAAAGTGGGCATCTTCTTCAACGTGACATGAACAGACCGATGCACAAGTTCGCCCTCATGCCAATACTCGACCCAGGTCGTGTATTCATTATCATTGTCAACGACCCCTTCTCTTTTCTCAAGAAGGGATTCTTCCATGTCACCCTTGGTAGTGAAGATGGTGCCCATGCAATTTCCTTAGTTTGAAGACCGGATCAATGCGCTGTTGGCGTCATTAACCGGCATGACGATTGTGAAGGTTGCTGTCGAAGTCTTGTCTGACCCGAAGTCCAACACGGCGATGGAACGGTTTGCTTTACTGGAGTTGTAGATCAAGGCACACCGCGCTGTAAATACGCCGGGGTTCCACTCCACATTATCGAAGTCCACAAAGGCCGTGTATCCAGAACTGTTGATGGTCGTGCCGGTCAGCGTCTTGCCGCCTGCCGAGTACCCAGTCCCAGTGATCTCCGCCGTTGTGGTGTAAACGGTGGTGTCTTCGTTCAGGTCTGCGTTGCCGGTGTACAAAGCAATCTTCAGGACATCTGTCGTGAGATCATGGATGCCCTGGTACAACTCCTTCTTGAAGGAGGTGGTCTGCGTTTGAACGATTGGCATCAGCCCACCTTCACCCTAACCTGACCGTTGCGGTAGGCGTCTTGACGGTTCTTGCCATCGCCCAGTTGCTTGAACAGGATCAGAGACTGAGCAAACTGCTGCTCGTAGTTCTGCACCACGTCAGGCTCTTCCTTCATAAACCGTGCGGCTTCGACCATCACGCCATTAAATAGCACAGAGTCAAAGTTGTCGCCAAGCCACGAAGTGCCGCTAGGATTAAGAACCGTATCTGCAATTGAAACAGGGTAGTAGTAATAGTGCAACTCCACTTGGTAGTTGGAGTTTGGCGTTGGCCCAAGGATCAAGGACAACTCATTCGTAATCGTTGCGCCGCTCGTGGTCGGGCCAAAGATTGCGTAGTACCTGGGCACCCCAGTGCTCGTAGGCGTCGGATACGCCTGACGGATGAAGTTCACATCCTTGTCGAGCAGATACTCGTAGGAGCCATCGGCCAAGATCACTGCCAGAGAGAAGACCGACAGGAAATCATCCGGGCAAGACAAATACTTGTTGTTGGTCGATACCGCACCGACCACATTCTTCCGAAGCGCGGGATGTTGAACCGTGTTGTAGATTTTCTGCTCCGCCAATTGGGTCATGGTGGCGAAGTCAGTCGCGGAGAAGGAATTCTCCGTGTAATCTTCAACAGCGGTCTTCAACTCCGAGTAGTTCACGCCATCGGTCCCCTGGCCATCGTGCCCTTGGTGGCGCAACCAGTGCCGCGAATCTTGATGCCCGAGGTCTTGGGCTCAGGGTTGTACCCATCGCGGGTGATGTTGCCAACAGACATGTTTACACGATTGGCAGCGGTCGGCTCTTTCTGAGTACCGTTGCCCAGAGCGACCTTGCCGCCCTTCATCGTGTGGGGCTCGGCATAGACGGAGGCATCCCCAACTTCCTTGCCCATCATCTTTTTGCTGAACTTAGCCATTTCAGCCACCCTTCTTGTAGGTGAACGAAGACTTCTTCTGGTTGGCAACCTTTGCCAGACCGCGACCAAGGTCACGCATCTGCTGATTGGTCTTGCCACCCTTGGCGAGTTTCGTCAGGGGCTTACCAGGGTGCATGGCCTTCTCATGCTTGTGAACGGCTTTCTTTGCGTCCATGTTCGACTCCTTACGTCGTTTGGATGGTTACTGTACCAACAGATGTGGTTGCCACCAAGTAATTTGGCGTCAGTCCCGCATCATTTGCTCTTGCTCCGCCAACAGGGTTCCAACCCCACTGAATATCCCGTGAGCCACCAGTCGGAAAACCTTGCTCCGGGTTTGCGATGTTGATCTCTAGACTGTTCGTTCCAGCAGTCCGGTACGTCGAATCTCTACGAGGGTTCCGAACCGCCTGGGGGTCGTCAACGGGGTACATGCCCAGTTGCAACTGCGGATGGTCGGGAGACCAGCACTCTGAACAAACCAGAAGGTTGTACCGCTTGGTTTTAACAACTTCTTCTTTGAGTTGCTTCAGTTTAAACTGTTGGCCGCATATATCGCACATGGCAATACTGCGTTTCCCGGAAGCAAACCTATTCCCCATGATGCTCCCTCGCCGGTTTGGCTTCGGTCTTCATGCTTGCCCGGATGTTCTGAAGCACTTCGCGCATCTTCAGTCTGGCCTGCATGACATCTTCTGGGATAGGGTTTGAGCGGTTCCCGTACTTTCTGCCGTCTTCGCCTTTTGTTGGGTATGACACAGCAACATCCACCTGCTCTCGTTTAACGACGCAGTATGGCTGAATTGCCTTCAAGAATGCAATCGCATCATCGTTCTTGACGCTCCAACGGTACTGAACCGCCCACCTGCGGCCCGTTGGCGTCTTGTGCTCATTGGTCACAATCTTGCCGCCAAAACGATCTAGAAACAGTTCCAAGCAAGGCAGACTGGTTTGCGTGACCGTTGCATGGAGAACTGTCCTAAAGCCGTGTTTGCAGGCTTTTTGTTTGGACAACTCCACCAACACGCAGCCCTCTCCATCGAAGAAGCCTGCTGCCCACGCCAGGAAGATTCTGTCTTCCATCAGGTGGTCGCTCCGCCGATGAATTGCTGACGCGGCACAAACCGGATCGCAGCCTTCTCCCGATCCTCGTCTGCCGCCAAAGTCCACGCTTCCTCGTACTGAGACTTCAGGATGGGCAGGCGGTCGTAGGCATCAGGAATCTTCATGCCCATGTAGTAGGACAAGCCTGCCACCATGCAGGGGATGAAGCGGAAAGGCACATCTGC